ATGACACAAGACACATCATCCAATCAATCCTTAGAGCTCAAGAGCCATCTTCCAGAGCAGGTTCTTCCGACGATAGCGGATCCAATGACACCGGTGATGACCACAGTTTCGAAGCAGGCTCGTATGATAGCACGGACATTGGCGAATCCACTTCCGTTCGGACTGGGCCACAGCATGGAGACACTAGCGAACATTCTGTCGGAGAACACCTTCAAATTGATCGACTTCATGGCGAGGACAGTGGGGATCACGGAGACACCGGACCCGAAGCCGAGCTTGAGGAGCCATCTGGTAATCGACACAACGACGGTTCGTATAGCGAGACTGGAGTTGGGAGCGCAGATCAGAACGAGGGAGATGGTATTGCAAGAAATCTTCAGGGCGCAGATGAAGGCGAGGAACCATTACCAGGAGACGTTGGGCGGGAGTTACCATCACAAGGAGAGAGTGATTCATCTAATCAATCTGATTCCGAGCGAGGACAAGAAACTAGCCCGATCGATCCTCAACGTGGCAACGACGATACAAGCGCAGGAGGAGTTGATCCGAATGCAGAAAGAAAAGAAGGCGAAGAGAAACAAACATCTGGACATGACAACACCTTCTTTGATCGGTTAGGCTTCGAACCCAAATTGGCACCAAATCACGAAATTGAACTGTTGGCCGACTCACCCGCTGAGGACGCTGACGTCGAAACTGTTGCCGTAACGATAACTACGTTAAAAGAGTCATATCCAGACAAGATTAAACAGATTGACGCGTTGTTGCTAACCGGATTTAGTCCTGAACAGATCGCGTCACAATTGGGAGCACATTATGACTAATTTATTAACGGCCATCGTCGCTGCTTATTTAGGTTTTCGAATCGGTAAGTGGTGGTATGAATGCGACGACGGCTTTGACATTCCATTCATACCGTTTATTTAGCTTAGAAGGAGACTATCATGTCAGAAGCAACACCATGGATCATTGGCGGAAGCGTCGTGGTCGGAGGAGGATTACTATACATATTTAGAGACAATATATTTGGAAACAAGAAGAAGCCGTTTGTACCAGGCATTTATGCAGATATCGTCAGAGGCCAGGCAGCAGAAGACGCGACCGATAGAGTGGCA